TGCTATTGCTGGAGAGTCTTCTACTGGAAAGACTTTTTTCTCTCTCGCAGTGGTTAAGAACTTTCTTGATTCTAATCCCGATGGTTACTGTCTCTACTTTGACACTGAGGCTGCTATCACTAAATCACTTGTAGAATCTCGTGGTATTGATACTACACGTCTTGTAGTTGTAAATGTTGTTACAATTGAAGAGTTTCGTGGTAAAGCACTTAAGGCAGTTGATATGTACCTTAAGAAACCTTTAGAAGAACGCAAACCTTGTATGTTTGTGTTAGACTCATTGGGAATGCTTTCTACTGAAAAAGAAATTACCGATGCTCTGAACGACAAACAAGTTCGTGACATGACCAAATCTCAATTGGTTAAAGGCGCATTTAGAATGATTACTCTGAAACTTGGACAAGCTAAAATTCCAATGTTAGTTACTAACCATACTTATGATGTCATCGGTGCTTACGTTCCTACTAAGGAGATGGGTGGTGGTAGCGGTCTTAAGTATGCCGCTTCTACTATCATATATCTCAGCAAGAAAAAAGAAAAAGATGGAACAGAAGTTGTCGGAAACATTATCAAGGCAAAGACTGCTAAGTCGCGTTTGAGTAAAGAAAATAAAGACGTTGAAATCCGTCTATTTTATGATGAGCGCGGTCTTGATCGCTATTATGGTCTTCTGGAACTCGGGGAACTCGGCGGACTCTGGAAAAATGTTGCGGGCCGTTATGAGATTGATGGTAAGAAAATTTACGGGAAAGAAATTTTAAAGAATCCCGACCAATACTTTACACCAGAAGTAATGCAGGCTTTAGATGAAATTGCACAGAAAGAGTTTTGTTATGGATGATTTTATCAAGGTCTATGATAATGTCCTTGATAATAACCTATGCGATACTTTGATCCGTTTATTTGATGTAAGTGGATACAAAGAAATTATTAATAACAAAGGTACACCCAATTTCACCCAATTAAATATCAATCAAAAACATCCAGAAAATATTCAACAACTTTCTATTATTACTAAGAATGTCTTAGAACTTTACAAAAAAGAGTTCTCTGATTATACTAGGTGGTATCCGCAACGACTTTTTTTAGAAGAGTTTCGTATCAAGAAATATCATTCTCGTAGTCACGATAGATTTGATATCCATGTGGATGTTGAAGATCATGCATCTGCAAAAAGGTATCTTGCTTTTTTGTATTATTTGAATGATGATTTCACTGGTGGAGAAACTGAGTTTCCTCATCACAACAAAAAGATTGTTCCTAAAAGAGGTTCAGTTATGGTGTTTCCTCCAACTTGGCAGTATCCTCATGCAGGATTACGAGTTAATAGAGGAGTCAAATATATTATGTCCACTTATTGTCATTATTACTAATGGAAAGAATTGAAACTACAATTCTTAGAAGTCTTGCTTTCAACGAAGAATATTCTAGAAAGGTTCTCCCTTTTATCAGAACTGAATACTTTACCGACTATTCTGAGAAGGTAGTTTTTGAAGAGATCTGTAATTTTATTTTTAAGTACAATAAATTACCGACCAAGGAGATTCTTCATATTGAAGTTGAGAATCGTACTGATCTCAATGAAAACACTTATGCAGAAGTAACTCAATATGTTTTTGGTCTTGATGAATCCATTCTAGATATTACTTGGCTATGCGATACTACTGAAAAATGGTGTCGTGATAAAGCCATCTATCTTGCATTGATGGAATCCATTTCTATTGTCGATGGAAAGGATTCTAAAAAGACAAAGGATGCAATTCCTTCAATTCTTTCTGATGCACTTGCTGTCAGTTTTGACCGAAATGTGGGTCACGATTATCTTCAAGACTATGAAGGACGATACGAGTTTTATCACCAGACCGAAGAAAAGATTCCTTTTGATTTGGAATTCTTCAACAAGGTTACAAAGGGCGGTCTTCCTAATAAAACTCTCAACATTGCTCTTGCAGGCACTGGTGTGGGCAAATCACTTTTTATGTGTCACGTTGCTTCTTCTGTTCTTCTTCGTGGTAAAAATGTTCTTTACATTACCATGGAGATGGCTGAAGAAAGAATTGCAGAAAGAATTGACGCGAATTTATTGAATGTAAATATTCAGGAGATTGAGAAGCTTCCTCGCCAAATGTTTGAAACTAAGGTTACGAACATTGCAAAGAAAACTCAAGGAACTCTTATAATTAAGGAGTATCCAACTGCATCGGCTCATAGTGGACACTTTAAGTCACTTCTTAATGAACTTGCACTTAAGAAGTCATTTAAGCCTGATATTATTTTCATTGATTACCTTAATATTTGTGCTTCCTCTCGGTACAAGGGTAATCTTTCTGTCAATTCTTACTCGTATATCAAGGCTATTGCTGAGGAACTTAGGGGACTCGCAGTGGAGTTTAATGTCCCAATTGTCTCCGCTACTCAGACCACTCGTTCAGGTTATGGTTCTTCTGATGTTGAACTTACTGATACTTCTGAATCCTTTGGTCTCCCTGCTACTGCTGATCTTATGTTTGCCCTTATTAGTACTGAAGAGCTTGAACAGTTGGGACAGATTATGGTAAAACAATTGAAGAATCGTTATAACGATCCGACCATTTTTAAGCGTTTTGTGGTTGGTATTGATCGTGCAAAGATGCGACTCTATGATTGTGAACAGAGTGCTCAAGCAGACATACTTGACTCTGGACAAGATGAGGAGTATACTTATGAAGAAAAGAAAACCGGACCTAAAAAATCATTTGAGGGATTTAAATTCTGATGACTAAAAATATTGACTTTGCGAAATATACTCAGTTCGTAGATGCAGTGACTTCTGATGCTTCTACTGATTTTCTTGCACTCTCTAATCGCCTTGTAGAACTGGATGAGAAGGGTGCAAATATTGAACGACTTCTTACTGCTGGAGTTGGTATTAATGCAGAAGGCGGTGAGTTTCTTGAGATTATTAAAAAAATGATTTTTCAAGGAAAACCTTGGAATGCGGACAATAAAGAACACTTGATTATTGAATTGGGCGATATCATGTGGTATGTTGCTCAAGCTTGCATTTCTCTTGACGTTACTATTGATGAAGTAGTTGCTAGAAATGTAACTAAACTTGAAAAACGCTATCCTGGAGGGTCTTTTGATCCTTATTACTCGGAAAACAGATCGGAAGATGATCTTTAATTAATCCAAACCCTTCCATAAATACCTGGAAGGGTTTTTTGGTGTTTATGGCCGGAGTTTTATCTGAAAGACAAGAAACTGGAGTAGTGGATTCTGTCAATACTCATTATCAAAATTTTGGGAAACCTATTAATGTAGTCGCTGGATCTGTTACGTTAAGTGATATAGTTTTTGCAGAAAAGTATGGGGGCAGATCTAGTGCAGGAACAGAACCATATACGGATGTAATTCTTACATCAAAGAATGGAAAGAAGTATAATATATCAAACAAAGGAACTAGTGCGCCTAGTATTGCTGGTGGTGGATTAAAAGGATTGGATTTGATTATTCCTGGATTTAGTAACAGATTTTTGGATGCTGCTTTACAAAAATATCAAGATCTAGGATACAAAGAAGGAGATCAAATACCCGACATGTATGGTAGAGTCAGTGATGATTTAAAGGAAACAATAGTTGTGGGCAATGCGAGCATGGGAGGCCCAATTCACTACATGTATATTGGCCCTATGGACGTTAGATTTACAACTTCAGGAAAAGTTGTTAGACTTAATGGTCACTTCCATGATGCAAAAAAATATGCAGATGATCATGATCTTTTTCTTAGACTTAGAAAGAGGAGAAATGATCAACCATTTACATTAGAAAGAGACACTAAAGGCGTTCCTTATGTTTTAGGTAGATCTCCTTCAGCTGGAGATAAGGGAAGAAGAATAGTTATAGTCCCCTCAATCCCATCAAATGCTTTGCAGGTTGAGTTCTAAATAAATACCTAAAGGTTAAGGAATCCTAACTAAATTAATAATGAAAAGATTTACAAACTTCCTCATCGAAGCTAGAGAAACCTCTGCATCTGCCGAAGCCAAAAGACTCGGTTTGACTGGAGATGGTCACGGAGGATGGTATGATAAAAATGGTGAGT